CAAAGTTTTACTGGTGCAGAAGATAAAATGGGATTATTAGATTTTTCACCATTTGGTACATATTTTTCTTTTGAAGAAGGTCAAGATGCAATTATGAAAGCAGAACCAGATGCTTTCAAAAGACAAATGGCACTACTTAGTTCTTTTACAAGTCCAATACAAACATTCTTAGATAGACCAGATATTGCAGAACCTGCTTTGACTATGACTGAAAGTGTCGTTGAAGCATTACCTGCGACCTATGTAATGGTTAAGCCTGTTAAAAACTTTCTTAAATCGCTGAAAGCGAAGGCACCAACCACCACAAAAAACAGTGGTATGATACAACAAGAAACATCTTTACCAACATCAGGCGACGTTCCTACGACCACAAAACCAGTAAAAAATGAAGAAATTGATGTAAGTAGAAGAAAGTTCTTTGGTGATGTTGGAAAAATAGGTGGTGCAACAATGGTAGGTGGTGCTTTATCTGCCTTACCAATCAGTAAAATGGTTAAACAAGGAATTAAAGAAACGGTAAAAGAAACACCATCTGTTGTAGAAAATATTACAAATTTAGCCGATTTAGATACAAATAGTTTTATAAATACAATTACAGATATTGCCTTTAAAGATAATTACATACCGATTGGTGCAAAGTCAGAAGAATTAAATAAATTAAAATCAACTATAGATAAATTAAAAAAAGATGGCGACCCGACAACTGCAAGATTAAGAGAAATGCAATATAAAAAAATATTAACAGATGAACTTGTAGAAAAAGATATGGTTGATTTTTTAAAAGCTCATAATAACGATTTTAAACAAAGACCAAACAGAGATGAAACAATCGGTGATTTAATTAATAAAACAGATGGTTTTGAAGTTGATGATTATGTTGATATTCCAACTTATAATAATCTTGAAAATACTTTGACTGGTAAATATTATATGCTTGAAAAAGATGTTGATGAAATTGATTCAATAGATGATGTAGTTGATTGGGCAGAATCATATGTATCAGATAGTCGTTATTTTCAAGAACCCTAAAATACTGTGGTATGATATGACAAGAAAACAATTTACCATAACTGGTTGACGTTCTTAGGACGACAAAAACCCTAGCCAAATTAATGACTAGGGTCAGAGGTCAGGGGAGGACACCTCGCCTATACTTTATTTAATAATGAGGCTCTCTGCAATACCCTTTCTCTTTGTCTTTGATTTAATTTTGATACAAGAAGAAAAAGAACCTTGATTGCATATTGTCTTTCTTCTTCTACATTAAAATCGTAATTTCTTTTGGTTGGTTCTTTTACAATATCAAATTGTTTTTTAATAAGTTCCATATCAAAGCCATGTTTATCAATAAGTAAATCTACTTCTTTCTGAGTTACTTTATCTTTAGAAATAATTTTAGTAGGTTTATCCATAAATTTTCTCCTTTGAAATAAATTCTAATACATGAGGTTCTATTTCGGATAAATCGCTTGATACATAATCTGTTCTATCAACCAATGCAGAATAATTATTATTCTTGTCGTGCATGATGCCAACATTGTGATGGAAGTCTTTTTGTAAATCTGCTTTATTTTGCAAATAAACATACATACCTTGAAAACCATCTTTCTCATTTTTTGGATTATTAAAAGCACTCATTTTAAAATAATAACGAGTAAATCCATTAAATGGCATATCTAAACCTACTTCTCGTGCCATTTTATCTAAGGTTGCTTTTCCAGAAGATGACATTCTATCGTATTCCCAATATAAATCATCTATATATATTTTTATATGTCGCATTATTTTCTCCCAAAAGGTTAGGGGGAACATGTCCCCCATGTTGTTATTTATTACCTAATAATTTATTGCAGTAGAAAGATGCAATATCGTAGTTATTTTCTTCTTCTTTATTTGAAAAAATATCTGTACCATTATTCTTCATTGTTTCAATAAGGTGATTTTTCTCAAAAACGTTAAAGTAAAAAGGAACCTTCTTCTTTTCTTTTTTACCATTCTTTGTAATTTCTTTATCAAGAATTTTCATTAGTCTTGCACAAGATTTGGCACCTTTTAATTCTTTACCAGATAGATTGTAATAATCTACTGCTTGTCTGAATGTGCAAAATTCTGTACCTAAACCTTGTAATAGGTCTATGTTGTTACCTTGATATTCTTGATTTGTAGTAAAATTTATCATTGTTTTCTCCCAAAAATTGATAATTTATAATTTTAAAGTACCATATACTAAATCTATGTCAACACAAAAAAGGTACAATAATGCATTTAATTAAAAAAAAAGAGGGAAATAAATCCCTCAATTCTTTGTTATTTAGATAGGTATTATTAATAAGTACCACTACCATTAAAAACACCTTGTCTATTTGGTATTTTATTAATGCCTCTTTTCTTTAATTCTTCGGCATATTGGTCTTTTGCACCTTCATTCATTTGTCCCTTATAATGACCAAGGGACATACATTGAGTTTCGTATGCATTGTGGTAGAATTGTATTATATCATCATTAGAAAATGTTTCTAATTTATCTAATACGTCGTAAGAATAAGCCATTTATACCTCCGTTATCTGATTATTCTGATTGGTTGAAAGCCAATTGGTGCTACCAAATGTGCAATTTTTGTAGATAAATCAACGATAATATCGCCACAAGATATAGAATAAAATTTATCAATCTTTTCTACTTTCTCATGTTCTATATTACCTATTGCAAAAACCTCATTAAGATTTTCTGCCTTGATATAACCTGCATCTCTATAATTACCATTATCCCAAGTTTCTTTTATTATATCTACATTAGACCTTGAGATTTGATAAGCAGTACCATCATCTATTTCAGTATGGTTAGGTTGTAATATTAAATATTTAGTCATTTTTTGTTTTCTCCCAAAAACGTTGTTGTATATAAGTATATAGTACTCTATTACTATGTATAAGTCAACACAAAAAAGGTTCTTTTTATAAATAATTGTAATTTTTTTTTAAAGTACTATCTATATTTATATATATTTGTTACAATTAATGTGTTGCTTAGGAGTAACAATGTTAAATAGAGCGCAATTTTCAAAGTTAATGAAGAAAGGTAATAAAAAAATGGCTATGCATGGTGGTAAAAAAGGTATGGTTAAGAAAAAAATTAAAAAAATTAAACCAAAAAAGAAAATGGTCAAGAAATATGGAAAATAAGGAACAAAAAGATGTTACTATTGAAGTAACTGGTGTTTCTATGTCTGGGGAGGCATCTATAAATGAACACAATGGACCTATTAAGTCTGATAAAGAAGAACCTACAGAAGAAGAAAGCCGAAATAGCGGAAAACATGATTGATGGACGAATGTCCGATTTTCAATCTTACCAGAAAAATGTCGGTATTGCTCAAGGCATAGACGATGCTTGTTCAATTATAGACGAAACAATAAAACAAATAAATATAGGAGATGAATAGCGTGACTCATCAACACGAAAATAAAATCTATGCAGATAGTTTGTCTAAGGCGACTATTGCATCACACCAACTTCCAAAACCTTTAAACTGGAAAATACTAATTCAACCTGCGGAAATCGCAACACAAACCAAAAGTGGCATAATTTTACCAGAAACTGCTAAAGATAATCAGCAAATTCTAACTGCTCATGGTCATGTCGTTGCCTTAGGTGAATTATGTTATCGTGATAGAGATACAGGTGCTAAATGGAGGCAAGAGACAACACCAAAGGTCGGCGATTTTGTTACGTTTGGCAAATATGCAGGTCAAAAGATTGTTGTTAACAATGTTAGGTTTATTTTACTCAATGATGACGAGATTACATCAATCTTGCCACAAGGAGTACAAGTAACAGCCTATATTTAATGCGGAATGGAGGTCGCAACCATGGAAAATGATATTCAAGAAAAAGTTTTTGAAGAAGTTAATGCCGAAATAAATGAAAGTATTGATGAAGCAAAAACAAAATTAGCAGAACAAGATTTTGAAATAGAAGTTACTGACGAAAAACCAAAAGAAAAAAAAGAACCAGAAATAAAAGAAAAACCAGAAAAAACAGTTAAATCTCAAATAGAAGAAGATGACACAAAGTATAGTCAAGCTGTTCAAACAAGAATAAAAAAACTTTTACAACAAAAAAGAGATGCTGACGAAGAGGCACAAAAACTACAAAATACTGTCGCAACATTGAATCAAAGACTAGAAAAAATTGAAAAATCTAATGAGGTTCAAGGACAAAATCAATTAGCAGAACATTACAATTTAGTTAAAAAGGCATTAAGTAAAGCCATAGAAGAAGGCGATACAGAAGCACAAATTAAATTTAATGAGCAATTAGTTGATATAAAGACAGGTATTGCACTACAGAACCAAAGTAGGGCAGTTAAACAACAGAGCGAAACAGTTTCACCAAATGTTGGTAGGGCACAACAACAAGCAACAAACCCTGCACCAGAGAGAGCTATGACGTGGTGGAACGATAACAAGTGGTTCAATGCTAAAGGTTTTGAAAAAGAAACAGCTATGGCAAGGGCGATTGATGTACAATTAGATATTGAAGGTTTTGATAAAAACGACAGGCAATATTACGATGAGTTAAATAATCGTTTACAAAAGAGTTTTCCCGAGCTAATATCAAAGAACGATGTTTCTGTAGAGAAGCCTAGACAAAGTAGACAAGCAGTTGCACCCACTACAGGTGGTCAGGTATATCGAGGGAACAGAGTAAGAATGACTTCGGACCAATTAAGAATGGCAAGAGAGTTAGGTATTACAGACCCTGAGCATTTAAAGAAATATGCTAAAGAAATAAATAGTTTAAGCAGGAAGGATACATAATATGTCAAGTAAAAGCGGAAGAAGTGATTTAAGGATTTCAATGCGTGAAGAAGAAACAAGACCTCAAACACATTGGACTCCACCGGCATTGTTGGACGCACCAAAAGCACGACCGGGCTATGTTCAACGATGGGTAGCTACCACGATTCAGGGTAAAGAAACTCCCGATAACGTGTACAAACGTATGCGAGAAGGTTGGGAACCAAGGAAATCTGAAACTGTTAAAGAGCAACATTTCCCTACAATCAATCACGGACAATGGGTTGGGTGTATAGGAATAGAAGGGATGCTTCTTTGTGAGATGCCAGAAGAACAACATAAATCTATGAAGGCTTATTACAATGAAAAGTCCAACGAACAAAATGATGCATTAACAGGCGAATTAGATTCATTAGGTCGGCGTTCTGGGCAACCTATTTATCAAGATAGGCAAAGCTCAAGTAGTCGTGGTAGAGCAGTTTCTGCCATGGAGGATTAACACTTAATAAGAGAAGGAAAAAAATATGGCAAATGTTAATGCGGCATATGGACTCATACCTCTCCGTCATTCAAGTGGTAATGCACCAAGAGCAAACAAATATACAATAGCTAGTGGTTTAGCAGAGAACATTTTTACTGGGGATTTATGTATCCTTGATGCAAATGGTCAAGTTACTCCACATACAGCAACCGAAGTTAATAACATCGGTGTATTTGCAGGTGTGTCATACACAGCGAGTGATGGAAGTTATGTTTATTCACAATACTGGCCTACAGGTACAGTAGCTACTGATATAATAGCTTACATATATGATGACCCATATATAATCTATAGAATACAATCTGCAGGAACACCGGCACAGACCAATATTGGTAATAATGCTGATGTAGTGGCAGGTGCAGGTTCAACATCTACTGGTCAATCTGGTTTCAGTTTAAATGGAACTATGGCGGCAGGTACTGCAACTTGTAAAATTATAGGTTTATGGGACGACCCATCAAACGAAATGGGGCAGTATGCACAATTAGAGGTTCTGATTAATGAACATCTACTTAAAGCAACTGCTGGTATATAGGGAGATTTAAACAATGGCTATGAATAGAGCACAATTTGCTAAAATGCTTGAGCCGGGTTTAAACACCCTATTTGGTCTCGAGTACGATACTTACCCTGCAGAATTCGCAAAGGTCTTTGATGCAAACACATCAAATAAAGCTTTTGAGGAAGATGTATTATTAACTGGTTTCAGTAATGCACCAACAAAGAATGAAGGTGCTCCAGTTTCTTATGATACAGCTTCACAACAGTGGACTGCAAGGTATCAACATGAAACAGTAGCGTTGGCGTTTTCTATAACAGAAGAGGCAGAAGAAGATGGACTTTATGGTTCTATCGCTTCAAGATATACAAAGGCATTAGCTAGAAGTATGTCTGCCACTAAAGAAATAAAAGCGGCAACTATTTTAAACCAAGCAACAAATGCAGGTGTTTATGCAGGTGGCGATGGAGTAGCATTATTATCTACTGCTCACCCAACACAGAACGGAAACCAGAGTAATACTCTAGCAACCGCGGCTGATTTGAGTGAGACATCATTAGAGTCACTTTTAATTCAAATTGCAGATATGAAAGACGATAAAGGTCTTAGAATTGCGGCTCAAGGGCAAATGTTAATTATCCCTACTGCCTATACCTTTACTGCTCAAAGAATATTGAATAGTGAATTAAGAGTTGGTACTGCTGATAATGATATAAATGCAATCCGTTCTGGTTCTTATCTACCTCAAGGTTTTCACATCATGAGAAGATTAACCGATGCTGATGCATTCTTCATTAAGACTGACGTTCCAGATGGAATGAAAATGTTCCAAAGAAGTCCTTTGAAAAGAGGAGTTGAGGGAGATTTTGAAACTGGTAATGTTCGTTATAAAGTCCGTGAAAGATATTCTTTCGGTTTTACCGATTGGAGAGGCTTATTCGGAACAGAAGGCGCTTAATATTTCCTACGAGAGAGGGATTAATTTCCCTCTCTTTATATTAACCTTGACAGTTACATAATGTAGCTGACACTAGCCAAGACAAGGAGATTTACATGGCTAATACAACATTCAATGGACCAGTCCGTTCTCAAAATGGTTTTAAAACTATTGTCAAAGATGCGAATTCTGGTGCTTTAACAAATCAAATGACATTAGAAACATATACTGCAACTATTACAGTTGCTAATGGTGCAACCACAGGTAAAGAAACTGCAATAGGTATACCAGATAATTTTATACCAATGGCAGTAATGGTAGCAGTAACAACTGCATCATCAAATGCTGTAAATTTACAAGATATTGGAACAGACTCAGATACAGATGGTTTTGTAGATGGTATATCTGTAGCAGTAAACAGTGTAGGATTTAAAGGCTTTTTCCCATGTAATGGTGTTTTAGGAATGTCAGGTGGAACAACAACGGCATCTACTGCAACTGCAGAAGCAACTGAACTTGTTGTATCTGGAGACCCCGGTGGAGATACTGTTATTGTTTTAAAATTTATGGGTATTTCTAGTTCCGCTGATGCATCTTAATAGGAGGATTTAATGGCTGATATTACATCAAGCACTATTCTTTCTGAAAATACTCGCCAAATTGTAATGGCATTTCAATATCAATATGTAGATACTGGTAACGAAAGTGCAGTAACAAAAGTTGATGTTTCAACATTACAGAATAATGCCGACGGAAATCCTTGTACTGGAGTTAGGATTACAAAATGTACATGGGTTGTTAAAGGTATGACAGTGCAGGTTTTGGCAGGTGCTAGTACAAATATAATCATGCTCAATCTTGATGAAGGTCAATCTGGTGAAGTAGATTATACTGATGTTGGTGGTTTGCCAAATACTAAAACTACAGGTTCAAGTCCAACTGGTGATATAAAATTCACTACGACTGGTGCAGGTAGTGGCGATTCGTATCAAATTGTTTTAACAATGCTTAAGAAATATTAGAGTGAATTATGGCAACATCAGGAACAGTTGCATTTAGACCTAATATAGAAGAAATAATAACCGAATCTTACGAGAGATGTGGACTTGATATTCAATCAAGAACTGGAGACCAAGCCATATCTGCTCGAAGAAGTTTAAATTTATTATTTTCTGAATGGGCTAATCGTGGCATAAATTATTGGACTGTAACACAAAACACCTTAAATCTAGCACAAGGTACAAGTGCTTATGATTTACCTGCAGGTGTATTAGATTTTTTAGATGTGGTTATTTTTAATTCTGCTGATGCCACTAGAACCGATACAATCATAAATAGGGTTACAATATCTGAATATAACCAGATACCAAATAAAACAGACACAGGTAGACCGAATCAATATATGCTTGATAAAGGCAGGCAAACAGGTTCAAATAATATTTTTAAAATTTATGTCTGGCAAACACCTGATATTGGCACATATGTTTTGAATTATTGGGCGATGACACAACAAGACGATGTTACTTTATCAAACCAAGACAGTGATATACCATATACTTGGTCTGAATGTATATGTGCAGGTCTTGCTAGTAAACTTTCAGTAAAATATGCACCAGATAAATACCCACTTTTAAAATCTTTATATGACGAGGCATTTTCTTATGCTTCTTCAAACGATAATGATGGTGTTTCTTTAAAATTACAACCAACTGGATTGAATTTAAGATAATGGCAAAATTTGCATCTGGTACCAAATCAAAAGCAATTAGTGATATAAGCGGATTTGAGGTCAGGTATACACAATTAAGAACAACGTGGGATAACCTTAGGGTTGAACCAGACGAATACGACCCAAAACACCCACAGTTAACTCCTGCAAAAAACGTTGTTGATGCAACTGCATTATTTAATCCAAGACCAGATAATGACCCAGAAAACGTAGAAATATTTATTGGTTTTACCCAAGATATTTTTGCATCAAGAATTGCTAGAGCGCAAACTGGTATAGGTGCTCATGCAAGAGGAAATGTTGGTATTGTTTCATTTGTTATAGAA